CGACCGCCACCGTCAAGGTTGCGGGTATCGACGGACTCGTTTCGCTTCGAGGTCTCTCAGCCTCGGAACGGGATTTGTGGGAGCAGCAAGTTTATAGCGAGCGTGACATCAAGAAGGGCGTGAAGAACATCCGCGCCAGTCTCGTCGTGAGGTGTTTAACCGACGACGAGACTGGCGTGCGATTGTTCACGGATGCGGAGATTGCGGAAGTGGGCGCAATGCCTGCGAGCGTGATCGACAAACTCTATGAGCATTGCCAACGCCTCTCGGGCCTTGGCGCAAAGGACGCAGAGGAACTCGAAAAAAACTAAGAAGCCGCCCGCTGCGATTGTTCATGTTCATGCTGGCGGCTGAGTTGAAAATGACCGTTGCGGAATTAGGAGATCGAATGTCTTCACGAGAACTCCAAGAATGGATCGCATATCAGAGCATCGTGGGATGCCTGGACTCACGCCAGCGCGGCGATCTCGGCGCGGGCATTGTCGCGTCGACTGTCGCCAACGCGCACAGATCATCACGATCATCAAAGTCGTTCAGCCCGCAGGACTTTATGCCATATGTCGAAGTTAAAAAACAAACGCCAGAGCGTGCCCTCCAAAAACTAAAGCAACAGATGGGAATTAGATAATGGCAACCGTCGGATCATTCGTAGTCAACACCTACATGAACAATGAGAACTTCATGGCTGGCGTTAAAGCGTCGCAGCATGCCGCCAAGAAGATGGAGACTGGCATCGGCTCGAGCATGGACAAAATCAATCAGAAGCAACTAGGAAACTTTGGAAAGAATCTGATGCAGGGCTTGGGCGTTATTTCGCTTGCCAAAACGGGAGCCGATTTGGCGCTTGATTTCATGAAGGGATTTGAAGACGGAACCATCAAAAACTTTTCTGATGTCGCAAATAAATTACAAGTGACAATTGAAGACGCTATTAAAAATATACCCGTTGCCGGGGCCTTCTTTCAAATGGGGAGAATCATTCAGGAGAAGTTCACTGGAGCAATGGCAGAAGCGGAAAAATTTGCTTCATGGGCAAAAATGGAAGATGCCCACAATAAGAAAGTTCTTGATGATGTCAACGAGATTGCAAAGGCGAGGAAAGACCTCAACGACATCGTCGCTAAACAGGTTCAGACCGACATGAACAACGATCCAAGCATATCGAAATCGAAGAAGGATTATGCGGAATATGAAAAAAGTATTCGGGATGTTCAAAAGGTAAAAGAAGATGCTGTACGAAAAAAAGAATTAGATGAAGGAAATACATTTGACGAAGGAGCATCGATTAGAAGGCAGATGGCGGATGCTAAAGAATTAGATAAATTGATGCGCGAATATCTTAAACGCCAAGGCGATAATATGGATAAACAAGACGCTATAGATGCCTTAAAAACCGCGAATGAAATTACTCGCGATATCTATGAAAGAGGAGCGGCAGAAAATGCTATTGGTAAGGAAAAGCAAAAAAACTTGGAATTTATGGAGAGCGAGTTACAGCATGCCGTGTTTCTTAAACAGATTACACAAGAGCAAATGGACGATGCGTTAAAATACAACGCCGATACAGAGAAGCGTATTGAGGCAAGACTTGCGCAAGAAAAGAAAGTTACCGATCAAATTGCGGAGCAAAAAAATCTAAATGACATGATCGCCGAAAGCAACGACGATCAACTGAGGGCGCAAGAAGATTTTGATAAAACCAAAGCAGGACTTGAAGAACAAGCCGCAAATCTTTCCTCAACGACTGGAGTCAGTTCCGCGATCGGAGATGTAAAGGTTGCAGGCGCGGCCGACTTCTCAATCGAGAAGCAGTTGAGCATGGCTCAAGAATCGTTGCAGGCTGCGAATGATTCCGTTGAGTTACTGAGAATCATTGCCGACCAAGCCAAGACCGCAGGAGCCACAACATGACCATCGTTTTATCTTGGAATCAGGTCTCACGGTCTGCGACATTTGACAAGGGCAAATGGTCAGGCTCGCATTCATTCATTGTCTACGACACCACCGGGCAATCGATCAATGTTGCGGACATCGCCAACGACGCACCGACATACCAGACCTTTGGAGGTGGCAGCGAAACGGTAGCGGCTCCATACATGACTTTTGTTTCGCAAACTTTCAAGCCTGTCACGGACGCGGGCGACAAGCAGTGGACTGTCGATATGAATTTTGAATCGACGATGGGTGACGGCGCAGCGCCAGCGGCGGCAGATCAGAAATCCGAAAATCGTGTGGGATTCACAAGCATTGAAACTTCGATCTCCGAGCAGACTGTCGATGTTTGGAGGACTGGTACGACGGTTCCTTCGGGTGGAGTGCAGGACGACAATAATATTGGAGGCACACCAGCGGATTCCGCAGGAGAGCCAATATCGTTTTTGCTTCCGATCTGCACTGTTTCAATCCGAAATGTGATAAATGGCAGACCTCAATACGCGACGATTATGGCGATTGCGGGCAAGCGCAATAGCGCGGCGTTTACTTTTGGCGCAACTGGCAACACATTCACTTGCGCTATTGGCACGCTCGTATTTACAGGCGCAAACACAAGCCGCATCGGCCCGAATCAATATGAGATCAATTACTCATTCAACTACGATCCCACGCTCTACCACATGCGTCAGATTGCTATGCGAGATATGCATGGCGTGATCACGGATCGACCGACTCCGACATCGCCAGTAAGCGCAACAAACAAAGAAACAGCGACGACGGTTTGGTGGCGACAGCCGTTCCCCGCAACAACAGCATTTTCTGCGCTCGGCATCGTGAGCACCTAATGAACATCAAGCCCAATATCTCTGGCAAATTTGGGCCGTTGACTTCGCGCGGATTTAACGCAATGGCCAAGAAGGTCAACGAGCGATCATCGACCGACACGCGAGGCAACAGGGACGCACGACCGAGCGTGTTCATTGCAAAAATCACGGCGGCGACAGTCGTCATTGCAAATCGTAGATGGAAATACGAATGGTCTGCGGCGTGGCTAAATGCCTCAAATGTATTCGAGGCTATCAGCGGCTCAAATCTGACATACGCGACACAAGGCGGTATCTACGCATACAACACGGTTGAGGCGTTGCAGCAGACCAGCGGGACATATGACGGCCCTGGCTTTACGCACTCAAACATTCCGACTGGTTTTACATTGCAGCCGATTGCCGTTGGAACTTGTGTGCAGATGCTGATGAGCAGATCAGCCGACTCTAAAATGACTTTCACATTCTGCGTCTCCAACGCCATTGACGGAGGGTGCGCGTGATGTCTCCAGTTAAACAGCATAAAAACTTGACACCGCTTCAGACGACTGTGCTCGTCGGGCAACTGGTCAGCATCCTGATTGCCTTGGGTCTTTATGTGTCGTCGCTCGGCGAGAAGAATGCGGTGCTGACCCGCATCGCAGAAGACACGAAAGAGTTGCGCGTGACGGCATCGGAGTTGACAAAGGCGGTCATACGCGGTCAAGCCATCGACGAGAAACACACGGAAACCATCGCCGCGTTGGCGTTGAAAATCGATCGGATGAACTTGAAATAATGGAGGACATATGGAATTTCTTTCTCACGCTCTTGGTACTACTTTTTTTGGCATTCTGCTATTGGTGGTTGGCTGGCTCGGAGGCTCGTTTTTCGGATTCAACGAGGTTAAAGCAAAGTGGTTCGACAAGCGATAATTCTCGCCGCTCTCACAGCGGGCTGCTCGGCGACCAAGGAGATCGCCTCCAGCGCAAGCATCGCCGCAAGTAGTGCACACTCGATCTATGAGCGGAGTGTGTTCATCACGACACACTCCGCTCAACCCGAGATCGTGGCCGCAGCGGTCACTATTAAAGCAGACGCGGAGATCATCCTGCACGAAACACGCCAAATTTCCATAGCCGTGGCAGGCGTAAAAGACATCGTGCCGTTTTGGATGACGCTGATTCAGTGGGGTCTAGGAGCCGTCGTGGCGGTCGCGCTGGTGGTGCTGCTGTGGCAGACAGGACTCGGCACACTCATCCGTGTCGCTATCGGTTGGATCCCGCGCCGCGTGCAGAACGAAGCCGACTTGGCCGGCAAGATGCTGAGTGACGACCCCGCAACGGCGCGCGAATTTGTGGCGGCAAAGCGTGCGAGCGATCCACTATTCGCGGCGGCGTGGGGGAGGTCTACGAAATGAGTTTGATGAATGCGGCGGGATGTTGCTGCTGTGCAACTCCTATTTGTAATTGTTTGCCATCAAGTTATCAAATGACTTTTCAAAGTTTTACAGTAGTGCTAGGCGTTGGAACTTATACAGTACCTGCTCAAACTGTTACGGCATACAAATGCTGTTTTTCTTACGACTCAGGCGATGGATATGGGGTTCAAAATAGAATTGTATATCGCCCATCTTTAATTAATATAGGCACATATTACCCATCTATACCG